AAAACTGACTACCTGTATTGATGAGGCATTTAATGAGTAAGCCAATACCCGACAGACTCGCCTATGACGCCGCCCCAAAGGGGTACAAGCGCCATACCATCTTTATCAACGTCAAAGTGCTTATCAAAGCTCGTATTCGTGCCAAACGAGACGGGATTACGCTGACAAAGCTCATTGAAGAAGCACTCAGAAACAGGATTGATTACCATGGATAATTCTTTAATTCGCTCCGATGCTAGAGAGTTTGCCGAGGCGTTTGTGCCGCATCCTATCCGAGCGCATAAAGCCGAAGACTACCAAGCAGCCTACGAAGCTGGTGCAAAGCAGGTGCTTCGTTACTTGCAGCAGTTTGCGGCTAGGGTAAATGCTCAGGTGCCACTTGATAAAGCGTCAGCGTTTGAAGCCGGCCAGGTAGACGGCATTTTATGGTCGGTTGACCATCTCAGCACTTTGTTCGGCATCGACTAGCAATAAAAAACCGCCGGTAAGGGGGAAACTCCTACCGGCGGCAAAGATGACAAAAACCAATGTGGTGAACGTCACCCAATTTATACCAAACTACCTAACAGCGTAATAGTCCAATTCTCCTCAGCAGACACTCTTTTCGGCTCGGTTTTAAGCGTTGAACTGCTTAACAAACCGGCATAGTCGCAAAAGAATCTCTTTTCCTGCCGCAATACCCCGTCAGAGTAGCTAAAATCGACCAGGAACACGTTTCCATCGGCATCTACAGCTTTATAGCTTCCTTCTTTACCGCCTTCCCACGTCGAAATAGGAGCGTATTCAGGCAAAATAGAATAAAGCCGTTGGTGTAAATCATTCAGTATCGGTTTTTGTTTCTGGTACATTCTTCCCTCCAAGTTTCAGCCATTGGTCCACTTCTTCAATTTTATAACGGCGTGATTTCCCAATCCGTACAACCGGCAAGCCGTTTTTTATGAGTAATTCCAACGTCGAACGTGGAATAGAAAACAACTCACACAACTCTTTCGTTCCTACATAAATCTTTTGCATATAGTTTCTTGCAGCTCCAATCATCTTATGGTAGTACAGTTGAGTCTAGTTAAGCAAGGGGCGCACATGGCTAAACCAGCAAACAGTTGGAGAAACAAAGGGGTAGATATTGCGGCATGGCGAGATGACAACGGACGTTGTTCATTTACGCTCAGAAAACAATATCTCAACAAGCAGACACAAACCTGGACGGATACTAAATATCTGTATCCTGACGATCTGCGAGCTTTGCGGGAGCTTCTAGATCAGGCAATCGCCTGGAACAGTGGCAACGCAGCCGACCGCCGTGAACATAACTATGCAGCGGCAGCTAGTGGAGCAGAGACGATGGAGGCAAAAATTGCCTCCGGAGCCGATGTTAAATTTGAAGACGATGATATTCCCTTCTAATGCTGATTGAACTTAACGCATTTCAACTCCAAATCGGCATAATGACCGCCGAGCGGTTTTGCGTTGCTAAAAAAGCACAAGGAAAAGATGGCTGGAAGCACGATAGGAAACAGTCGATGTTTTCAGCCGTCATTCACGGAGTTATGGCAGAACTCGCCGTTGCTTCGATTCTAGGCGTAAACATCGATCCTGCAATCTACCCAAACGGGGATGGTGGCAACGATCTAAAATACAAAAACGCCACTGTTCAGGTAAAAAACAACATGAACAGAGGCAGGGAATTGTACTTCTACGTTCCTGAAAAAGAGCAGTTTAAAAGCAGTGTTGGAGTTTTGACACGGCCAGTCTCAATGGTCACGATCGAAATTTTAGGCTGGGTCAGTAAGGAAAGATTCCTCCTAAGCTCGGAGCCTATCAATTTTGGATACCGAACCAATTACGGCGTCAGTCGGAGCCAGCTACAACAACCAGAGTTTTTAAAAGCCTACTTAGACACACTATGAAACTTTACAGCCTTCACCGCATATACGACGGCAAATGGGACATCATATTGCACATTCGCCGTAACCCAGAATGGGCTTATCACTACGAACCACGGCCAGACATCAGGTTGCTTGTAGAAGAAAACTACGATCTGTCCATAGATGAAATGGCACGTTTGCTATTAGCGCAGGTAATGGATTGTGAAGCGGTAGAAGTAGCTACACTATCTGGTCACGGGGTACACATTAAAAAGAGCAGCTATGACGTTGAAACCGATTAGAGAAGTTTTTAACGAATCATTCTGGCGTGAATTGCGAGCTAGCCAGAAAGCAGCCCAAAGAAGAGCCGTGCAGGTGACGACCACAAACGCACAACAAGACGCAGTAGTATTGCACCTGTCTAGTAAAGGGAACAAAAAACAGGATGAAAGCAAAAAGTAGGTGTCTAATCATTGCGCTCATCGGTCTATCCGGTTGTTATGCTCCAACCAAGGTAGAAGCGCCGATATACCTCTGCTGGCTAACCGATAAAACCAGCGTATGCGCTCCCGCCAACAAACCGCTGTCTGAGACGTTCAAGCAGCTACCACCAGCCAAAATCAAACCATGGGGAGACAATGGTAAACTCCAGAGCTAAAGGCGCTAGAGCAGAACGTGAACTATCAAACAAACTAAAAGAGTTCGGCTTTGAGGCTAGACGGTCTCAACAATACTGCGGTGCCGCTGGTGATGCCGACATCGTTTGTCCCGAACTGGCATCATACCACATTGAGTGTAAAATGGTTGAAGCTCTCAACATCCATAAAGCTATGGAACAAGCACTCAACGATTGTCACGATAAAACACCAATATGCATACACAGGAAAAACCAAAAACCATGGCTCGTCACAATGTACCTAGAAGATTGGATCACGTTGTTCAAATCAAGCCTTTTGCAGACGTTGAACCAGAAGAAACAAGAGAGTTAAGTTTACCTGAACATCTGCTTTGGCTGGCCGTAATTGATAGAGCTATCGCCGATTATATTAAGCCACCACCTGATTTGTGCATCAAATACAAGCAGGGTCTGGAATGGTTCTTTTACGAAGAAGAAGCACAACCTTTCAACCTAGCTTTTATAACCGAACAACTGTTTGAAGATGATTATAAAGCTCAAGCAGTAAGACAACACTTGGCTAGACTAAAAACTAATCCAGAAGAAATGAATCGCTATCACAACAAGCGATATAGCCTAAGAATTAACAGCAAATACTACTAACGCTTTTTTTTGTCGAAAAGCGACCAAGCCTGAGATGCAGCATAAAGCACAGCGCCACCTATTACTGGCTCGGCAGCATTAACAAGGTTATGAGCATCAGCTTCAGATACGCCAACAGCAAGCAAGCCACCCGCTGCAAGAGTTAGCAAGTGCCGAATGATAGATGCGAGAAATAACGGCATAATATCCTCTTAGTTCTTTGATAAAAATATAGCGGGTATTTACAATCCCGCTTTCGTGGGTCTACAAACGAACCTCGTATGCAATTCATCCACGGTTCCCAATAATAGGCTAAATCACAATGCTTATATCGGTCTACCCACTTTTTTACGTCTAGCTCCCTGCCATCCCTGCCATCCAAATCAACTATACATGGCGCAGATAACTTAGGATTTTGTCCGTGTCGTTCACAAACGTATCTTTTTTGACAGCTCTGCCCGTGAGGATTATCCACAACGCTACAATAAGGCAAAGCAGCAGATACCCGATTGAGTAAAATTCTTCTGGCACTCGCATTTAAATCACACTCCAAACAAGGGGATACATAACAAGTCAAATTCTTAACGCCACTTAACCTTTTGACCGTCGTGTCTAAAACAGCCGTAAACCTACGCATCAACCTTGAATTTGGATTTCTTACTGCACGATTAGCAGATCGCTTGCTATAACCCCACAACGGCTCATAACGACCACATCTGCGGTTTCGCATACACGGACCATTCATAAGGTGTATTCGCACCACCTTGGCTTTATCGCTCGCTAATAGCTTGTCAGCGCACTTGCAATCGTCGGCAAAGGTTTTCTCTAGCCAGCCTGTTACAATCGTATCCTGGCCGCTCCAAAGGCGCTCAACAGCTCTACAGTTTGTTTGCGGGTGACACAGACTTAGTAAACTGGGAGCGGCTTGTGAATTTGTAATCGTAACCAAAACAAAGATAACCACCGCTAAAAGCGGATTCATCTCTCCAGCACTTTATCTAGCTTGTGCTCAATTCGCTCAATCTGATTGCGGATATGATTAAGCTCAGTTTGCATAACCTGAACTTCCATCGTTACACGATATTTAGCTTCTTCAAGCTCGTGCAAACTGTTCTTTACGGCTCGGTAGTCCATACCAACTATGGATACAACTACGCCAATAATTGCTTTTACAGCTAAATCAAACCAATACTTTAGGTGTGTAAAATCTTCGGTGCTCAATGTACTCGCCCCCCGCCGTAAGCATCAATAATAAGTATCTCTGCTTCGGGAGTGTTTCCCATCAGTTCCATGAACTTGAGAAACGCCGATCTACTTGCCAAGATAGCTGTCTCTTTACCTACCTTGCCAAATTGCAATCCTAGTAAAATACAACCGTGTGTATCCTTGTGCGTATTGCCAGCATGAAACAAAATGTGACTACGCTCTGGCACATCCATTATCTGATACGTCACACCAAACTTTGGACTCTTGTGCAGCTTCATCTTATACCGACCGACCGGAATACAGCTCACTTTAGTCTCATTGTAACGCCACGCATCTTCCAGCGTAACCATCTCCGGCGAATCGTCGATACAAAGTACGCCCATAGTAGCGCCGTTATACTCTGTAACTCTGACTAGCCGGAGCTGTTTCATTACGCCTCAAGCGCTGCTACTCGTGTTGTAAGCGTTTCAACTTTAGCATTAAGCTCTTGAATAGCTTTGCAAAGAACTGATGTCAGGCGGTCATAACTAATTGCATCAGGTTCTCCGTCTGCATTTTTAGTCACAACCTCTGGCACTATGTTGACCATCTCCTCAGCGATAAAACCAACATCGTGACGATCTGGCTCTGATTTATAAGTAAACGTAACTGGACTCATAGCAAGTACGGCATCAAGTCCATAGTGATGATCCGCAATG